CATGCCTATATTGCGGAGTGTGTCTTCTTCTAGCTGACGTGTGCTATCACGCAATGCACGATCAACCATCGGATCAGCGTTTGCGTTCACATAGTCCTGTGCGACACCTGCGCGGTCTGCGCTTGCTCTGTTATAAAGGTCGGCATAGTTCTGACCAAAGTTACCTGTAGCACTCATGATGTTACCAGCTTGGTCAAACGCATTGCCACCAAAGTTATACATATTGTTAGCACCAGCAGTCTGCATATCGTTCATACCAGCGTATGTAGGACCACCGTAGTAACCAGCATCAAGAGCCGAGTCTAAGCCAGCTTGACCACCTTCATACATGCCTGTGATGTAAGGCCGAGCATCAGTGTAGCCTCGCATCTGCATATCTGTAGCGTACCTGTTTGCTGCGGCTTGTTTCTTTGCAGCTTTGTTGGCGAACATGCCGCCAATAAGTGAACCTGCTATTTGACCAAACATATAATGTTCCTTTTCTTATGTTTTATACCGCAACCCATGCCGTACCGTTGTAGACAACCAAGCCGCTAAAGCCGTTCCCTAATGGGTCCCAAGGTGACACTGCGTACCTAACCATGCCCTTGATAGGTTTATCAGGTGGATCATCAAGAACCTGTGGAGCTGCCTGTGCAACTGTCCTCAGTGATGTCTCAATACGCTGAAGCTCATCTTGAATGTACCGCCTGACACCTTCTTGAAGGATTGGGTACTGAGTTCTGGTGTAGGTCGAAACGACAACATTAGTCTTATCACTAATAGCCATCGCTATCTCCTACCTGTGGGTGTGACATCCAGATCAAACCCAGAAATCTCGAAGTCCTTATTGTCAACGAGAGTCATTCGATAACTGAGGTATCGCCCAGCCGCCCGTGAGTCGATCTTGTGATCTGTGGCTATATCGAAGGTAACTTGGCTGCTGTAGGTTGGCGTAGACCGTGGAATGTCTGATGCACCAAACTCGAAGTTCATTGTGGTGTCGTTAGTATTGATCGTATCAGCCTGTGGATAGATACGAGTAACGACAACATACTGAGATGCCGCTAGTCCACCTTCGTCTAGGTCAAGACCAGTACGCTCAAGATACACAGGCTTGGTTGCCTCTGTGTCTAGTTGGAAAGCAATCTGCCCAGCGTCAGACAAATCTACGCCATACAGCTTGTCAGAGGTTATACCGTCTGCTGACAGGCTTTCGCCTACCATAAGTGTGTGCTTGTTGTAGCTATCTTGTTGCTGATAGTAAGTGCCGCCTGTGAGGGCATAAGTTGTGGTGCTAGTAGCATAGGTTGCCACACTGTTTACGTTAGCAACTGTACCAGAGCTGACATTGGGAATATCCATGAAAGACCAGCTATTGTTTCTGTAGTTATAGACTGCTGCCCTGTTGCACCTGTCAGCATTAGGGAAGTGAACATATTGATCACCAGACTGATAGCAAAAGTATATCTCGTTTAGAGTTGGATTATGCTGCACAAAACAGACGTTAGCTGCTTGGTTGTTGAGGCTGGAATAAATGAAGTTCTTAACTCGCTCATCACAGATGCTCTGCTTGGAAGTGCCATCGTGCGTGTATATATCAAAAGCACCAAAGACAAAGTGTTTACCTTCGACCTCTACAGCGCAGTTCTGGTTGATGATACCAGCATCAGTAAACAGTTTTCTAAAGTTAAATATAAAAGTACCACCGACAAACTCCATCATCCAAACTTGGTCTGATGCGTAGATTATGAAGTTTGTGCCTAGTGTAGCTCCATCAATGATCTGGGTCTTGATCTGCACTAGGTCGTTAAAGCCAGCACTCTTCGTCGTATCGGTTTCATCCCAACTATCTGGAACCTGCCCAGCTAATGCCAAGTTAGAGAACCTAACTCTTGTAGGGAAATTACTTGCTCCCTCTGTCATGTTAAGAGCGACAAGGAAATCACCAAAAGATCGCATTGAGGCGGCTCTATGGTTAGAGGGCCAGTTAGGGAGATCAGCAAAGTTAGTACCTGTTGGGCTTCGGTACACTGGTACTCTGTCTGGTCTGTTCAAGTAAGTAACATCAGCTAGTGATGTACCTGTGTAGGGCCGTGGGTCTGATGATCCAGATATGGAACCAGAACGGTCACTGACTGTGCCAGAAGCGTACTCGTTAATCACCCAAGCATCTGAAGCCATAACGACAGTATCAAAGCCCGTCGATGGGACAATGCCGTATGTAAACCTTGGGGTAAAACCAAGGCTATCTTTAATCTTTCTAAAGATAGGTGCTCTGAGGACTTTGCCCTCATCGAAGCGTACATTGAAGCCCTTGTTAAAGGCGTTGATAGGAATGTTGTAAGGGGAAACATCGGTATATACACCTGCATCGCCAAGCTGCCTGATGGGTATAATAGCCATGCTTCTTTTCCCTTAATTGAATGGGTTTATGTTGTTTATTACGTTCATCACCTGATCGTAAGTGGAGCCTTTTGCTGGGGCTTTCTTCTTCTTCTTTTTCTTCTTGCCCTTGTTGGGATCGAAGTGGCCTTGAATGCCCTTAAAGACTTCATTAGTCATAGGTATCTCCTTTAAGCTGGCTGAGTTACTGAACTGAGTGAGGTAATATCACCCAAAAGCATTGTTGATGATTTCGCGGAACTACTTGGGGAAGTCGATTTCCACTGGTAAAAACGATGGCTGCTGCTTGGGTTGTTTGTAGCAACCGAGATAATGCCGCTGTTGTGAGCACCGCCTGTGTTTGTGATGCTTGTGCAACCACCGTTGGCATCGAATACAACTGAGAAGGTTTTGGAGCCACCAGTGCTACCGTTAAAACCACCGTTCAACTGAAGGACTACAGTATTGACTGCTGATGCTGTAGTGCCGCCATATAGGATTAAGCTGGTGGCTGTTGTGTCCTCGTTCTGCTGCATGGTGAAACTCAGGTTCTGACCCAAGAAGCCTGTCCCTGCTCTGAACACTGGACTGTAGACAGAAAAAGCACCACTACCGCTAAAGGACTGTGGAGTGGCTGTACTGTTGGCTGATGAGACACCAAAGGCACTATAGCTTGCACCAACGTGTGACATCTGAATACGGATGTCTCTGGTGACTGTAGCTGTTCCCCCATAGAAGTCAGAGAAAGATACCGCGCCACTTGTGGGTACATTAGTGTTACCTGCTGTGACTAGCCCAGCCCCTCTATAGTATTCCGACAAGGCGTGGGGTGCGCTACCACCAAACTCTGCAACTATGTCGCCAGAAAGTCTAATCAGTCCTGATGATGTAACTGCCATGACTAGATACCACTGAAAGCTGTTATGTCATCCTCGACATCGAGTGCTCCTAATGCAGTCATGCGTACCTTAACGTCACCACCATAGCTAAAGGTCAGGTTATTGGAGCCATCAATAGCGATAGTCCAGCTTCCAAAGGCTATAGTCTGTCCATTGGTGTCGAGTGATCCCCCAAGCTGGGGAGAAGTGTCCGACACAAGGTCAGTAGAAATGCCGCTAATCTGGGTCTGGATGTTACTTGTGACACCATCGAGGTAGTCGAACTCCGTGGCTGTAACACCAGTAGCATTGAGGTCTTTTGCGTAGTTAAGGTCAGCCACCGTACCTGTGAAACCATCGAGTGCATTGAGTTCTGTGTGGCTAGAAGTGACTGCACCAGTAATGGAAGGGAAAGTAGCCTTGATTGTAGCTTTGATTAAGCGCATGTGGTCGTCGGCTTGGGCAAGTCCATCTGTTGCTACGGGGTTGGTAGCGACAAGGGAGTTTATGTATGTGCCTGTTTCCAAAGCCATCTTATATTCCTTATGTTTTCTGGGGTGGGCCTCTCATGCAAAAGGTCGGAACAACAACAACAACGCCGAGGGTTTAGCTCTCTTTTGAAATTGCTTTGATTTTACGGTTACGGGGGTCAGTTTCTTCGGCAGGAGTCCCGAAGCTGCGTCGCCGCGCTGCTAAGTGCCTGATGTTGCTAGGTTTCTTGTGCTGCCCGATGTATCGTCGGGTGGATAAAACGACAACACAAAGCCATAGACATTAGCATTTGTGATAATTGTCTGAGGTGGGCTAGTTTTTAGTTCTTGAAGAAATCGGGAGTAAAAACAGCCGGGCTAATTAGAGGATAAGTTAGTCACTCTTTAGTATCTTAGGTCAAACCTAGATCACTTAGTTGTCTGTAGTCCTAAGCAATAACAATATTATTATTACTCTAATAGCAACCCGACGCACTCTAATGACTCTTAGCCTTATTACCCTACGTTTCCTATGTGTGTCTAAGAGGTGGACACAAAACCAAGACCGATCTAACGTGATGCTGTAGTTCATCAGCAAGCACTACTATATGTGTAGGCTGTTGGTGGGCTACACCCTCACAGGAAGCTCACTGGCTGGCTTTGGCATCATTTAGCTACTAATGTAGCTCTAAATGCTAAAGGCTCTCAGTGAGTCGCGTTGACTCATTAAAAGCATGTCGTGCAGCGTGAACCCCTACAGAATCACCTGATTAACTGCCCGATGTACTTTTATGTCGCCATTTGTAAATAAATGCTTGCAAGGCTTGCCCGATTCTGATCTAAGGGATGATAAGCAAGGTCTGCCTTGTGGCTGCACCCGATTTGTAATCGGGCGGTTGGGAGTTCGAGTCTCTCCGCCAGCACCACTTAAGTTATCAAAGTTAGACCTTGCGACACACAGTCGCAGGAGGTCTAGCGATGACACAAGTAAAGCAAGTTATCACCGCATCAGGTGATGTAGTCTATCAGACAACCCTAGAGCAAGCAGCAGCATCAGGTGAGCTAATCAAGCGCAAGCCTGATGCCAAGCAGGTGTGGGTGATCAATCACCGCAACCGCGCCACTAAGCATTGCAAAG